TCTGCGAGCTACGCTCGAAACGTTTGTATTACTTGCATTCAAATCAGAAGCTATATTTGTTGTGTTTTTGTATAGTCTATGCACATTTGAACTTGTACGTGTGCCAACAAACAAACCTTGTCCAGATGTTTGATTTGTTGTTATTTGATTCGCAGCACTGTAGTGATTAGATATACTTACTTGTGATCCAGATAAATCACCTCTAATAACTAATTGTATCACAGGTATAGTTCCTGTAAAAGAATTGAGCGCTCCTATATCTACTCCTGTACTTATACCAGGCACCCCAGAGGCAGCTGCTGTACGTGAATAATATGATAAATGTGTGCTATTGTTTATTAAAGACGTACTGGCCGTGAGATTTGTGTCTGCAAATGCAGTTGTACCATTAGGCAGCACACCATTATTGCTATGTGTCCACCCACCGAAAAACTGTAATCTAAATGCTGCGGCCAAATCACGAGGATCTTTAAGATTGAACTTATGCGTCGTCGCCGTCCCACCCACGAACGGGTATATAGCTTTCATTTTTGACCAAAGCTGCGCATGTTTTAATTCACGGACTAGCTGAATTATAGCGCGTTGTTGCTGTGATGATCTGATCTGCGCATTATCAAGAAAAACCCACGCATCGAGCTCTTCGGGTATGACCGTTAATCCTTTTGGATTACGCAATGAAAGCAGGTTATATCGTGCTGATCTTACGCTCACGTGATTTCACAGCCAAATGCAGAAAAAGCAATCGTGTCAGCGACCGAACTACGAACCGTTATTACATCAGTTGCTGCCAATGTAATACCTAGCACAAGCGTAACAGTATCGTTTGCAGATACATTGACGTCATAGGCAAGGTAATGCTGGTTTGCAAGTGTTGCGCCTGCTGGCCTTATTGCAATTCTATATTGCGCAGTAGTGCCACCCGTAGTAATGTTAGCCACAGTAATAGCTGATACAACAGTTGATGTTGAACTAGGTACTGTGTACAAAGTTGCGGCTGTTGTATTAGCAGGGGCTAACTGACCAAGAACTTTATAGGTATTCGGCATTATGCCCCCATCAAAAGAAAAGGATGCAGCGGCGTATCTGTACTTCCACCACCCGCAGGCACGGCCCATGTCTGGTCACCACGTAAGAACGTAGTGTTATCAGCCGTGCCACTCGCAAGCCGTGCCGTAGCTACCGTTCCCGTGGTTATATCGCTAGCGTCTATGTTGATCTCATCACCGCTTTGCAGTTCCTGAATCTGGCCAGAGGCTAGGACTAATGGTTTCTTAACTGCCATAGATTAGGCCAGCGTAATAGGTTGCTGTTCTTCAAAGTTGATCTCGGTTGCTGACAAAGCAATTCCGACTTCCTGCGAAATATAGCCCGATGTGCTAGGTGCAGTTGAGACAATATCACCTGCGCTTGAACCGCTCAAATAGTAAGGAGCGCCGGGTGTCAATCCAGTAAGGCCTGTGATTGTACCATCAAGATATACCGTGGCGTTTGCAGGGCTTGTTGTAGATGCAATAACAAAGCCGTGAGCACGGCGTCCATTGCTTGCGTCTGCCTTGCGTACCTTAACTGTACCGCTGTCATTCCATAGGTTCACGAGATCGCTTGCACTCAAGTTCTCGCTTGTTGCCGCAACCTTTACAGTTGCACCAATCCCTGATGGCAATACTGAATTGTCCAGCTTGCCGCCTCCATCAAGAGCAACAATCTTGCCCGCTTCCGTGGCGCCTGATGATGATACGGTAGCTTCGACTTCTGCCAATTGCCCCGCGTTATTTTTGATATACTTTTCTGCCATGTTACACCGTTTGAATGATTGTGTCTATGTCGATGATTAGTGTTGTCGCTGTTATTGCTTTTGCTACGTGCACTACGATGCTACCACCTGTCGGGGCCGTCTGCGTTAGCGAGCCGTTAGCCCCTAGATAGATCGCGCCCTTTGTCCAGCTCCACGAAGCGTCCGTAATCTGCCCGCTCGTTTTGATCGTGATGTTCTGCCCCGTGCTCGCCGCCGTCGTGCTGATGCCGATTACCACGGCATTCGCAAGCGAGTCTGGCGTAGCATACTTTGCAAGGCCGCTCCCGTCCGTTGTAATGCATCGCAAAGCGGACAAGCTAGTAGATGCTACCAGCGTTGTATCAATCGCCGCAGGGACGATTCCGCCGCTAGCAATGTCAAGCGTTAGGTCATAGCTCTGCACGTTAACCGTTGGCTGCGATTGTTTCACATCAACAACTAACGTGTCCTGCTTTATATTGACTACGCTTATGCTCAAGAGGTAACCTCATCCACTACCGTAACATCACCGCGCAAAAGCTCGGTCACAACGCCGCTGATCGTAACTTCAAGATCCCACTTATATTCGGTCGTGGTTACAAGTGCTGCCGTCTCTGCGCTCGTAAGCACAATGCTAAACGTGCCTGCTACTGCGCTTACAATCGTGCATGTAAACGTAGCGGAAAGCGTGCCCGATACTGTACGCACTTGAGCCGCGAACGTATAGCCCGTGATATTCTGAACAGCGCCGTTGACTTTGTAGGTAAGTGTGCGAGCAAAAGCCCCACCCTTGCGAATCTGCAAGTCAACTCTTGCGCCTGCGTTGGATAGTGTTATCATGTGCTTTCAAGTGAGATCACCACGAGGCCCAAAGGCCCCGTAGTCATGTCACTTTAGACAATAAGATTAGCAGCAAGGCCACGTTGCGTAGCATTGTCTTCTGTTGTAAGCGGATTGTAGAGATGCGCCGTGCAAGCGCCGAATGTACCTGTTGAGCCATCACCAGCCGTAGCGACTACATCCAGATAACGCTTGCGTCCCTTGAGATCGATGAAGAAGGCAAATACCTTGTTGTCATCGTCTGCTGTTGGAAGAGCAGCATATCCAGTTGCGCCGTATACAGCACCTGTAATATCAGCGGCTCCGCTCATGCCTGAATCGTCAGACTCTTGAACCTTGAGAGCAGTCATAGCGATATCAGTTGCGCCGAGTGCAAAGTAGATAGCTACCTTGTTAAAACCGAGCGTGTCGATCGTTGTTGTAGCGAACGAAGCTGCATCCTTGATAGCGGCAGGCGGCGTTACGTTTACAATCTTTGCGTTTTGCAAGTTATTCATTTGATCACCTTATGAGTTCTTTGTTACAAGAGCTGCAAGTGCGCCGCGCTGACGGCTTGCCGCTGTTGCTGATGCGTTACCGATATTCCACCAGTTTACGCCATAGCGAGCTGTGGACTTGTTGTATTGCGTGTCTGTTAGGAATCCAACTTCTTGCGAGCTTGTGATCGATAGACCGCGACGATCGCCGAACAAACCAGCTTGAGCAGCATCACCATAGAAGAGTACGAACTGGCTGTTCTCGGCTGTAAGCAGTGGCGTGTAAAGCTCATCTGTGAAGACAACTTCGGAACCGTTAAAAAACTGACGTGTTACGCCGTCTACGATCTGCGTTGCTGTGTTACCACCTACGGCTTGAATCAGAGGTACAATCGTGCCGTACCATACTTGCGAAGAAACGTAGAAGCGGTTATTCATTCCGGGGAATGTAGCAACCTTTGCTTGCGTCTTGATGATATCAGATAAAGTTACAGATGCAAGCGTTGCGCCCGTTGCAACTTGTACGCCCGCTGCGTATGCCTTGTTAGCATCCGTTGCCCATGTACCGCCGATATCAGTAACGAGCTTCTTGAATGATTCGGTCAAACCTACAAGGCCGTTGTACGTTGAAGTACCATCGCCCAAGAAAGCTACCTTGTCTTCTTGTACAGCGTGTGCGTAGCCGTGATCCTTTGCAATCTCTTCTGCGATTGCAGCGTATGAATCTTCGCCGAGCTCGATCGTGTTCTGTGTGAGAGCACCGAACTTCTTTGCTGTAAGCTGTACGCCGCTGAACTGAACATCTGAAGCTGTGTAGCTCTGGCCTTCGCCAAGTGCGTATACAGTCGTGCCGCCTACGTTACGGTTAACGGTACGTGTTTCGCTATTCATAGATACTACGTCCATGATACCGCGAGCTACGCCGCGCTCTTCGCGGTAGTACAGGATAGCTTGATCCAGTTCGTCAACAACAGTCAAACCACCAAGCGAGTTGTTGGTAGTTGCCATTGTCTTCTGCATTGGTACGCCGTTATCCTTGCACCATTGTGCCGAGCTAGCATCGCCAAGGTAAGCTGCAATCTGGCGTCCTGCCTTGTATGCCGCTGATCCTGCTTCGCTGCCGAACTGCTTGAATGCCTTGCCACGGTAGTGCTGGCCTGTGATCTTTGCGCCTTCTGCAACGAATCCAGAAGGTACTGGGGCCGCTGTCTTGAGTGCGTTAAGATCTGAAGCGTTCTTTGTCTTCATATCGTTAAGCGCCTTCTTTTGTTGGATGATTGTCATGATACGAGCGAGCTTGGCTTGTGCCTTTGCTGCACCCTCTACGGCTGCCGATACTTCTTCAACTTCGGCTGTTTCTTCAGATGCTTCTGCTAGAAGCGCCGCGATCTGTTCGCGGATTGTTGCTACTTCGGCTGCCATTGCTTCCGGTGTTTCAAATGTCCCGGCGAGAACAGCATCCAAAGCGGCGAGGATTTCTTCCCACGTCATTAGATTATCTCCATTGTGTTGATTGTTTGCATAAGCGATAGGAGTTGCTTGCGCTTTAACTCCTTATCGTCTGCCTTTGGTATTGGGTCTGTCTCTGCATGAAGCTGATACAGATTTTTTGAGACATCTTTCAATTGATCGGCAAGTGAAAGGATCATGCCTCGGATACGAGAGTTGAGCACACGGCCCGCTTTACTACGCATATCCGCGTATGCGAGTGCGTGCTCTTCTGATTGCTTGATAAGCGTAGCCGCTACATCCAGCTTTTCTTCGAGTGTCATAGCTTTTACGTTACTTGTCATGGTCATGGGATTAGCCCCTACCGTAACCGGTGACCATTCAATAATGTTCAGTTTGTTAAGTTCTTTTGTACCATCTGCCAGCGGCGTTGTCTCTACCTCTTCATAACCAAAGCTGTACTCATCCACGCTGCCAAACTTGATGTGCTCGTATGCGTCTTTGCCGTCGGTCGTGTTGAGGTTAAACAGGCCCTTCACATACAGCGCGCCGTTATCGCGTAGACGCTCTGGTAGACGCGCATCACCTGCTGCTATCTCTTCTGCTAGCACCGTCTTCCCAATCGGTCGCTGCATATCGTGCTGCCATACCATCTTGGGCAGCTTTGCTTCTATGCTTTCCTTGAATGCGCC